CGCCCCCCGAAGGGGACGCACTGCAATGCTATTGAACTACACAAGGTGAACACATGTCGAATGAACCCTTCGTCCCCTGGGTCAAGGGGGAGTTCAGGACGCGGAATAGAAATATCTCCGCGGACTTTGTCGCGACCGAGCTGCAACATCTCTCGGTCTTACTAGACACGTCAACCACACCTGCTACTGTCTTGCACGTCCCGCATTACTCGGGGACTGTGCACCATACTGTTAGCGTTGTAGACTCCATCACCGATCTGTATGACGATGTTAAGGTAAATCGCGTTCGGGTAAACCCAATGACGAAGACCTTCATCAGAAGCGAGACCGCATGTAGATGGACAACTGGTTATCCCAACTTTGGGGCAGAACCCCGGGAAGAGATTAGTCAGTTGATGGACATCGATGGTAGCGCCGTTGGTCACCTAAACACGGTGATCGCTGAGCTACGTACGGATGCGGAACGAAAGGCGCGTGAAGCGCTCTGGAACCGTATACCCGGAATCTGGCAGGAGTTAACCCGCCACGACTTCGATGCAGCCATGTTCATAGTTGAGCTATCCGACTTACGTCGGGTATGGTCCACTGCGCTCGAAAGAGCAAAAGGTGGATTTTCGTATTGGCGCGAGATATACACCCGAAGCCGTGAAACTTGGCTAGAGGCTCAACTCGCGTTGAAACCGTTGTACAGTGACGTTGTCGCTGCTACTGAGGCGATTGCGGAGTTTTGCAATCGTCTTGACGAAGTTGCGCCGCTTGTCCACAAGGGCTGCCACGCGGGTGCTCAGGCGAAAGCCTTACACACCTATACGTGCATACCTTACGGCGTTAGCAACGGTCTTCGCGCTGACATGGAAATCAGCGCTACTTGTGTCGCCAGATACTTCTGTGCCTATGACCCAAAACATCGGGTTGACACCGAAGGCCTCACTAGGATGGTGAGTTGGCTGCACCGGCTAAACCTCCACTCGACCAATGTAATGATCTTATGGGAGTCGATACCCTGGTCCTTTGTAGCTGATTACTTTGTTAACATCGGCGATACACTGCAGATGCTACTAGTAGAGCGCCCCCCCGGACTTGTCCGAGAAGGGTACTCCCTCCAAACCACTATAGTCACTCAACTGACGGGCGAACCCTATCAGACTGAAGGCTTTCCTATTAAGGATGTGGAATGGGGATTTAAACGCTACGAGAAACACTATACCCGCGTAGCAGGTACGCCGCCAAAACCAAGCGTGCTTGATTTCGTGGATTTCTCATTTTGGCCTGGGCTTGCCCGAGCTACCACCACGGTCCTACTAGTCGATCCTCTGGCTAGACGCGCCTTCAAATCGTCCTTTCGGAAGCAACAACGCGCTGAGCGCGACGCCCGGAGGGAATTGATACGACGCGAGAAACAACGTCGTCGTTCCGGTTTGGGACGCAAGCGCAATCCGCGCAAATAACGGCATGATGCTGTTACAGACCCCCACATGGAGATTCACCCATGGCTTTGTCCAATTCTATTACCCTTGGCTCCGATGCCTATACCGAAGTCCGCCGTGAAGGCCGGATGGTAGAACGTGCAATTTACCGCACTGGTATCGGTTGGAAGGTTCTCCGGATCATGCATAAGGTGCCACCTAACGGCGGCGACATTGTGCACACGTCTGAAGTTCGCCTTCCGTACCTGATCGACGCTAACGCGAAGACGGTACGAGTTGGGTCGATTCGCATTGTTGTAACCCGTGCGCCTAACATGCCTGCGGCGGAGCTTGATGCTCTCGTCGCGACTGCTCAGGCCTGGGTTGCCAGTGCGAACTTCCCTCTCCACATCAGCTCGCTGCAAAGCTAACTGATGCCAAGGTCGGCAGCATTCGTGCTGCCGGACTGTAAAAGCCAGTGGTGGGCGTGTTGAGCCTTGAGGGCCCTCCCCATGCTGAAAAGCAACACTGTGTTCCTTGATGTAGTCGCCCAAAGTCTGTACATCGACTTGGGCAGTCGTCTCTCTAGCATTGCGCAAAAGGACATCGCTACACTACGCCGTCGCTACGACCAAGAGGGTTTTTCATTCCTCCAAATCGCATGCACACAGCTTTGTGTCGCGCTGCTCTCTGGCCTTGAAACAGGCCGTTTCCAACTCAAAGGATTCTTCCAAAAGAAGGGTTCCTCGGCACTCCCGTGTTTTCTAAACGGGTGGTTCCAGTTGGTTTTTACGCAAGATGGCACGCTACGGCAGGATGCCGATGTTGATGCCATTGAATGCTTGTACCAGTTTCTCGCCTTCTGGAAGAAGTGCGAGACAGGCGAAGACTTTGATGAAGCGAAAGCGACGTCGAAGTGGTTAGCCATCGAGAGGTCTGTTGAGGTGCTAGATGCACGTTGGTTGAATCGCGCCCGGAGCTTTCTTGCCGAGAGCGGTTTGGACAATGAGGACTGGTTTGCCTTGGAAGGCAAGTACCGTCCAACCCATAGCGCTGGCTCAGTCGCCCAAAAGGGGTTCACACCCCGGTGGAAGTACAGCTTTGCAGCTGCCACAACCGGAAGCGATACTGAAGTTCAGCTTGACACCCTAGTTGACATGATGTCTGATTTTGGTGTTGACACCTCATCCATTGGAGAAAATGATGGAAAACAGAAGTTCCCAGCCCGCGAAATCGCAAGGCGCATCCAAGAACATCGGACGCGTTACGAGATGGAGCAAGGCCCCCTGGGTCCGCCTAGTTGGTTATGTGAGCTGTTTGGGTATCGTGGTGTTTTTATGCCGCGACCCGAGTCAGCCACAGTGCCAGCTCGCCTCTGCTTTGTGCCAAAAGATGTTGGCGGTCCCCGTACTATAATATGCGAGGACTTGTGGTTGATGTACTTCCAGCAAGCACTGCGGCTTATGTTGCAGGACTATTTGGAAAGCAATGCCCCTTTTAAGGGCTTCATCAACTTTACATCACAGGACGTGATGCGCCGTTTGGCACTAGCGAGTAGTGTAACGCAGGAATGGGCGACGATGGATTTGAAAGACGCGAGTGATCGCGTCCTAGAACTCGCCGTTAATGCCACATTCCCACCGCGCTTAGCTAGCGCGTTGATGATCCTGCGTAACCCGGAAGTTTCTTTGCCGGGCTCCATAGACGGTCATGAAGACCGTTTCCTACACTCACTCCGAAAATATGCTGGTATGGGGTCAGCCTTATGCTTCCCTGTCGAAGCGTTGTTCTTCTATGCGTTGCTGAAAGGCAACGGCATCGAAGCCTACGTCTACGGGGATGACATAATCATCCGTAAGGAAATGCTGGCCCTCGCGAAGTCCATTTTGACAGACAGTGGTCTGGCGGTGAATGAACGTAAAACATTTGCCCATGGGAAGTTCCGTGAGTCCTGTGGTTGCGATGCGTACGATGGGCGGGATATTACACCCGTCCGCCTGCGCAAAGTACCATGGGGTCCTAAGGACCCAACCCACATGATCCCCCCTGCCAAAATGGCTGGGTTTTGTGACACTGTAAACCAACTCATGCGGAAGGGTCTAACCCTCACCGCTCGAGCCATCGAGCGATACATCCCGAACTCCATTGCGCGCGAGCGCACGGAATCAGGTTTGCATATCGCACATCCCCCGGTTTTCGAGGGAGAGACGTGGGATATCGCCTTGCAAAAGCGAATCACACGCACGTGGGTACCTGCTGCCTCACGTGAAAGGCTATCTATGCCGAAGCTTGGCGTGGATTTGGATGCATTCGTCGACTTCTTAGACTCAGAGGAGGCCGCGTATAACGCGTGGTCCGATCAGAACTCCGGAGTAAACCCCGATGAGAACAACCGTTTCAACCTCGGTCACCTTGAAGGTGCCCGAAGTCTCATCACCTTGTCGCGAAGAGAGGACGAACCAAAATACAGACGAAAGTACGTCGCATGTGCATGAAGCACTTCCAGAGCCGGGTGTTCCCCTTGCTCTGAAGGAGCTCATGCAGGAGGTCGCTCGCTACCTGGATGAGGTAGAAGAGTGCCTACGTCATTGGCGGAGTTAACCTGCCCATATGACTGTGCTGCGTGTCCCGCTGTATGGCTCTGCGGAATGTAACCCGGATTGGAACACCGGAAGTACACCGCTTTTTGCGTCGCCCGATGGATCGGGCAGGCGCTGAGAGTCCGCTGATGACGTTACCATCTGAGAGTTGGGGTTCCCCCCGTTAAAACCCATTGGCAGCGCCATGGGAC